GCCTAGTAGACGTTCTCCGCAAAGCCTACCTCTACGATTCTCTGCAAAGCGATACAAAAGTGGTCACAAAGAAAGTGGTTAAGAAGCCCAAAATGCTAAAGGGCGGACAAGCCACCACGTCAAAAGATGTTAAGCGCTCACGGAACAAACAGCTCCAAAGCCGCTTCAACAACACCCCCACAATCGACAATGCAATTGACCTGTACTTGTCAAATTCATAGGCACCAAAATGGCTACTTACCTTTCAGACCAGACCTCCGGCACCAGCGCCGTAGGTATCCGCGAAGACCTCGCGGACATGATCACCCGCATCTCACCCACCGAGACCCCAGTTTACTCAGCCCTCAAGAAAGAGACCGTAAAGAACGCTCTGTACGAGTGGCAGGTCCAGGAACTGGCAGCAGCTTCAGCAACTAACGCCATCCAAGAAGGCGCAGACCAAGGGGCAGCATCTCACGTCCCAACATCTCGCGTTTCAAACCGCACCCAAATCTCAGCCAAGTATGGCCAGGTTTCCGGCACTCTGGACGCGGTAGACACCGCAGGCCGCGCCCGCGAAACAGCCTACCAGAAAATGCTGAAGGGCCTGGAGCTGCGCCGCGACATCGAGAAAACAATTCTCACCCCGCAAGTCAGCGCATCAGAAGTTACCGGCACATCAGCCCGCACCACCGGCACCCTGGCAGCCTACATCTCTAACTTCTCTGCAGTCACTCAAGACCAAACGTCTATGAACACCGCAGGCGCTGCCGAAGCCGACCCAGACGCAGCAACCACCGGCTATAACTTCGGTCCATACAACCTAGACTCAGACGCAGGCGCAAACATTCCGACCACCGGAACAGCCCGCGCCCTAGCTCTGAGCCTGATCGACGAGCAGATGCAGGAAGCCTTCACCGACGGCGGCCAACCGAACATCATGGTAGTTTCGCCCAAGAACAAGGCGACCTTCTCCGATCTCGGCCTAGCATCTACCAGCGTAGTTGATAACCAGATCAACCAAACCGCAGCCAAGCCCGCCTCAGTCGTCGGCGCAGTCTCTGTGTATCTGACCGACTTCGGCCAGTTGGATGTCGTCGTAGACCGCTTCGCACCCGACAGCGCGCTGTACCTGCTGGACACCAACTACGCTTCAGTAGTCAACCTGCCTGGCCGTAACTTCAAGGTAGAAGACCTGGCCAAGACCGGCGACAGCACCAAGTTCCAAATCATCTGCGAATGGGGCGTAAAAGTCCTGGCCCCCAAGGCCCACGCAGCAATCTACGACTTGACCGGCTCCTAAGCCGTAAGAGGAGCGGGGGCTTAACAGCCCCCGTCACTTCGTGAAAAAGACGCTATCACACGACCCAAACAACAAGACGACCAGCTTCTTGAAGTTTGACGGCGACGACAAGATGCTCGTCGAAAACGTCCAAGAAGTCTCCAGCATCCTGGACGCCAACAAGCGCGCGGCGAACGACTTCCAAAAAGGTAGTCTCATCGGCAACACCCAACGCCACCAGCGCAAGGTTGCCGACATCCCCGAACTATTGTACTATCAGCTAGTCGCAAAGTTTGGGCATCCAAAAGACAATCCTACGGAATGGAAGCGTTGGCTAAACGACTACGACAACCGCTTCTTTAGAACAGGTGGCGGCACAGTATGACCATCAGCACCTACAGCGAGCTGAAGTCAGCCGTAGCCAGCTACCTCGCCCGCGACGACCTCACCAGTCAAATCCCCACATTCATCCAAATGGCCGAAGCTCGCCTCAGCCGCACCCTCGAGACTAGATCACAAGAGCGCCGAGCCAGGGCCACCTTCCCAGCCAACGATGAATTTATCAGCCTTCCGACAGACCTTAGAGCGCTAAGGTCTTTGCGCATTCCAGGCACGCCAACCCGCACCCTAGAATACAAATCCCCGGAAGACCTTTTCTCGCAATACTCCAACAGCGCCACAGGCACACCCCAAGCCTACACGGTCATTGGTTGCGAGATCGCCCTACGCCCAGTGCAAACCACGGCAACCGAAGTAGAACTAATCTACGGCGAAGCCATTGCCTCGTTATCTTCTGGCAGCGAAAGCGGCACCAACACGATTCTAACGCGGCACCCAGACGCCTATCTCTACGGCGCTCTAGCCCAAGCCTACATCTTCTTGCAAGACGAGGCCAAAGCCCAATTCTACGATCAAGCCCTTTCCCGCTCAATCGAAGAAATCCGCGACGACACCAACAAAAGCAGATACGGCTCGGGCCATATCGCCATCACATCAAATTATGGAGCCTAAGACATGGCCGCTTTTTCTGACTACCTTGAAAATGAACTGCTAGACCACGCCCTAGGCACAGCAGAATACCCCGTCCCGTCAGCAGTTTACGTTGCCCTAGCCACCGCATCGTTCAGCGACGCAAACACTACGGCCAACGAAGTTTCCACGTCTGGCACGGCATACGCACGCCAGGCAGCAACCTTTGCAGCGGCATCCAGCGGATCGGCAGCTACCAGCGCAACGATCACATTCCCGACCGCAACAGCCAACTGGGGAACTATCACCCACTTCGGCATCTACGACGCCTCAACCGCTGGAAACCTTCTGTACCACGGCGCGCTGACCACCAGTAAGGTCATCAACAACGGCGACACGTTTGAAATCCAGTCAGGCAACCTCACCGTTTCCCACGACTAAGCCGCAAAACCCAACAAAAACAAAGGGTTAAGCCGTGGCTTACATGGACAACATAAGCGGTTACTTAGACCTCCAGACAGGCTACCTAGACCTCCTGTCTGGCGTCGATGTCATCTGCACAGCATCCGCGTCAGCCACGGCATCCGCCACAGCTTCGGCAACAAAGCCTGCGTCAGCCACCGCAACAGCAGCAGCCAGCGCATCAGCCACGCCGTCTGTAACCCGTGGCGGCGCGGCAGCCATCACCGCCACAGCCGACGCGACAACCACCGCTTCAGCCACAAAGCCGTCATCAGCCAGCATCACGGCAACCGCCAGCACATCAGCCACGGCAGGCGGCGGCATTCAGGGCGAGGCAGCCGTCACGGCCTCAGCATCTGCGTCAGCAGAAGCAACAATCACCCGTGGCGGCGTGGCCACCGCAGCAGCAACAGCCACCACCACCCTAGACGCGAATTACACAGTCGCGTCAACGACCGCATCCGCAACAGCAACCGCATCGGCCCAGCTCACAACGGCAGAGCAGGGCGCGGCATCCATCAGCGCAACAGCTCAAGCGCAAGCGACAGCATCTGTCACATTCGGCGCAACGGCCACAGCGATTGCAGCAGCCTCCGCAGCCGCATCCGGCGGCCTACGCCTTGGCGGCATCGCAACAATCGCAGCAACCGCATCAATCACAGCGGCCCCAGAAGTCAAAGGCGAGCTATGGGTAGATCAAGTTTGTGACGAACCGTTTTGGAGACGCTACGCATGATCCCCTTCGGCCAATGGCTCCCAGACCAAAGCGACCTCAACAACCCCGGCAGCACAGTCGCCCAAAACGTATTCCCGGCAGTACGCGGCTATCGTCCTATCGGCAGCCTAGCCGAATACAGCAGCGAAACCGCCGCCACCACTAGACCCCTAAGCGTCGCAGCATTCAAGGACAGCTCAGACGCCATCCAAGTCTACGCAGGCACGGCATCCACGCTAGAACACCTCGCGGCAGGCTCAGGCACCCTAAGCGACATTTCCAAGACCGGCGGTTACACCGCAATCCCAAATTGGAAATTCATTACCTTCGGCAACAACGTCATTGCAGCGGGCGGCACGACAATCCCCTTGCAAATCAACACGTTGAGCCAAGGCGGGGCAGCAACCTTCCAAGACCTAACCGACAGCCCGCAAGCCAAGTACATCGCCACCGTCAAAGACTTCATCGTCACGGCCCACACCAGCAGCGCAAACATTGGACCCTTCGAAGTCCAGTGGTCAGAGATTAACCCCTCTCTTCCAGAAACAGCAGGCGTGCGCTACTGGTACGACGACGGCGCAAGCGGCTCGGCCACAACTGGCCTAGTCAACCAGGCAGACAGTCAGACCATTTCCGACTCTGGTCAAATCACCGGCATCGTAGGCGGCGAGTTCGGCGTTGTCTTTATGGAGCGAGCCATCGCTCGAATGCAGTATGTAGGCTCCCCGTTGATATTCGCATTCGAGAAGGTAGAAACAGATCGCGGCTGCTCGTTCCCCGGCAGCATTGCAGCCATCGGCCCGGCCCAGGCCTATTTCCTATCACGCGAAGGCTTCTTCGTCTTCAACGGCTCCAATAGCCAGCCCATCGGCGCAGAACAGGTAGATAACTACTTCTTCAGCGACTACGACGAAACCAAATCCGAACGCATCACATCCACCATCGATCCAGAAAACACAAACGTCATTTGGTCGTACGTCAGCAAAAGCAGCCCAGACGGCGAACCCGACAAACTCTTGATCTACAACTACACGACGCAAAGCTGGTCTTCAGCATCACTTAGCCATCAGTCCATCACAGCAGTGCGCACAACAAACGTATCTGAAACGGAACTCACCGGCAATCTAGACACCGACTATTCCGTCTCCTTCGACTCCGGCCTCTACAAAGGCGGCTCGTTCTTGCTTGGGGCGACAAAAGGGAATAAGATATGGACGTTTACAGGCACTCCTCTAGATGCCACGCTTGAAACATCCGAAGTCGAGCCAGCGCCACTAAAGCGAACCCTAGTTACCAGCGTTACTCCATACGTCACGCTAAAGACAGGCGAGACAGCACCAACGGTAACAGCCCAGGTGCTAAGCCGGTCCAAGCAGACCGAAGCTCCCACCGCCACGGCGGAGTCTACCCTCAACGATGCAAACTTCTGCCCAACACGATCTAATGGCCGCTACCACCGCATGCGGATAAACATTACCGGAGAATGGCGGTACGCCCTTGGCGTAGATATCACAGCGAACCAATCGGGCAGCCGCTAATGGCTAGAAAAGGCGTCAACTACAGAAAGCTTCCCGAACCCGGCGGCACAGCGCGCTCAGTCGCCCAAGTCGTCAACGCACTAGTGGACGGTAAAATGAACGTCAAGGGGTCGCTCACTCTAACCGCAAGCACCACAACGACCACGATAACTGATTATCGCGTCGGCACAAACAGCGCAATCTTCCTCATGCCAACCACGGCCAACGCCGCAGCGGCAGCCGGCACAACTTACGTCTCTGCCATCGGCCAAAACGACTTCACAGTCACCCACGCCAACAACGCCCAAACAGACAGAGATTTCGACTATGTGGTCTTAGGATGAAGATTGTTCGCGTACAAATCCAAAACCTACGCAAAACCTGGCCTCACATAGCACCCCACCTACGCAAAGCAGTCTCGCTTTCACCGCAGAAGATAGCAATGGCAGACGTACTAGACGAGGCAATCACAGGCGGCTACGGCGTTTGGGCCATCATCGACGAAGACAGTTCAAAGATCGTCGCGGCCTGCACAACCAGAGTGGCCATCTACCCTAGAACCAGGGCGCTCGCGATTGACTTCGTAGGCGGCGGAAGAATGAAAGAATGGATTAAAGAACTCGACACCACCATGACCGCCCACGCAAAAGAGCTAGGCTGCACATTCATCGAAGGCTTTGGCCGCGATGCTTGGGGTAGAGTTTTGAAAGACTACGGCTGGAAAGCAGCCTACACAACATATGAAAAGGACGTAACCAAATGAGCATCGGTGGCAGCAAAGGCACCAGCGCAGCAGAGAAGACCTACATGGGGCAGCTAATGAGCAAGCCGCAGGTCTACCAAGGCGAGCGCGTAGCCGGGTTTACTCCTGAGCAACAGCAGTATCAGCAAATGCTATCCGCCTACGGCCAGCAGCCCACGGCAGGCGAAACAGCGGTCAGCGGCATCGCAGGCGGCACAAGCGGCATCGACACATCTGCGCTTCAAGAGCAATACGGCTACCAAGCCACCCCATACATCCAGCAGCAAGTCCAAGACGCAGCGCAGCAGGCACTAGGCGGCATCACGTCTAAGTACGCTGGCGCAGGCCGACTAGGCAGCGGGGCATTCGCCGACACAGCCGCACGCGGCGTCACCGCAGCCATGGCACCCACCCTTGCCAGCGCAGCCCAGGCAGATGCACAGCGCCGGGCATCTCTTGCCAGCCAACTAGCAGGCTACAGCCAAAGCCAACTAGGCATGCAATTGCAAGCGGCCCCTCTTGCTCAGGAATTGACCCTGCAACGCATGGGCACTCTAGGCACCGCAGGCGCACAGCAGCAACAACTGCAACAGGCCCAGCTCATGGCAGAACAGGCCAAGATCGACGAGGCCAACGCAGCCCAGCAAGGCTACATGAACCAACTAAGCGTCGCATCAGACATCAAGCGTCAAAAGCGCGAAGAAGAGCTGAACCGCCTTCTTGGCGTAGGAAAAATGGGCCTAGGCCTCGCAAGCGGAATGATGGGCGTTCCAGGCGGCTTTGGAATGGCGGCAAGCAGCATGCGACCCGCCCCAACAGCCACAACGACCCGACCGGCATTCGGCCAATACATGAGCGGCGGCATCAACGGCCTATTGGGAGTAATGTAGAATGCAAGGACTTCTCAGCCCCTCAATGGTCGCGGCAACTCCAAAGCCAGAACGCTTGACCGGCAACTACTATGTAGGCGGAAAGCAGGGTGACTTCATCCAGCAGGTTATGCCCTACGCCATCGACTACGCACGCCGCACCGGCCAAGACCCTCGAATGGCCATCGCCACCGCAGCCCTAGAAAGCGGATGGGGAAAGCACGCCCCAGGCGGCATGCTTTTCGGCATTAAGGGCAAGGGCCAAGAGCAAGAAACAACTGAGTATGTAGACGGCAAGCCTGTACGCATGATGCAGAGCTTTCGCAGCTACGCAAACGAAAACGACCCCACCGGCGCAAACTTCCAAGACTTCGCCGACCTGCTCGGCAAAGACCCTAGATATGCTGGCGTCCAGGCGGCAGCAGGCCGCCCCCTAGAAGAGCAACTGCGCGCCTTCGTAGAATCCCCCTACGCCACGGCCCCAGAAGAAGACCGATACAAAGAGCTTCTAAGCATTGCTTCGCGTATCTACATTCCGAAGCAATACCTGGACGAAATCGAGCAGGCCCGCTTCTACCGCGAAAACCCTGACTTCGACCCACCCATTGTCACGGCAATCCCGAACGAGCCAGAGCCTAATCGCGGCCTGCTCGGCGCAGCAGAAAGTGCGTTCAACTTCCTTACTGGAGCTGGGGCAGCAGAGGCGCGAGGCATTCCAAAGCAATACATGGACCAAGCCGCAGTGGCCAAGCCCACGCAGCCGCAACCGCAACCGCAACCTCAACCGCAACCTCAGGCCGCCCAGCCATCAATCCTAGACGGATTAAACCCAGACATGAGCCGTGAGCAGATCAATGCGCTCCTAGACCCATCAACCGGCCAGACAGTCCTGTCTGAACAAGACATGATGCAGCCTACGCGAGAGCTTGCGTCTTACGATGCCGTCCCGGCGCAACCTGTCCAAAGCGTTGTGGGCGGAACAGCACCCACAATTCCAACGGCGCAGCCAACCCCAGGCGTTCGCGGCAGCATTGACAACGCAATTCAGGCGGTGCCGCAACCGAACTTCGGACCAGCCCAGCCGGCACGCCGCTTCGGTCTCCTAGATCGCCTGGGCGCTGGCGTCCAAAACATGCAAACCAACCCCGCAGCCGCCAGCCTTCTTGCAACCGGGCTCTCTCAAGCATTCGGCGAAGACCCGGAAACGGCCCGCGAAGTCGGCATGACATACGCCCAGTTGATCGACCAACAAAACGAACGCCGCAACCAGCGCCAAGCCGTCGCCAACCTAGTCCGCCAAGCAGGCGGCACAGACGCAATGGTCGCCGCAGTCACGGCAGACCCAAGCCTTGCGAAGTCAGTATTGGGACAATTGCAGACCGCGCAAGCAGGATACAAGCCAACAGCCGCAATGCAGGAATACAACCTTGCAAGGGACCAAGGATACCAAGGGTCATTCCTAGATTTCAAGAATGATCTAGAGCAGATTGACCAATCCCAGCTTTCAGAGCTAGACAGGGCCCGCCTGGACAAAATCAGAGCCGAAACAGCATATCTTGGTGCGGCAAAATCAACGCTGCGCCCAGCAACTGTAACAGCACTAGAAACCGACATTAGGACCGCCAAGGCTGGTCTTGATCGCATCAAGAGCGTAAGCGAAACCTACGACGACAGATTCTTGCAAAGGCAAACCCAACTTCAGATCGGCCTTGCAACGCAGCAGGACAAGATCGGCATGGCAACCGAAGGGCAAAAGAAGCTGCTTGAGGATTACACAGCGTTTAAGGTTTCGACGTTGGACAACCTGAACAGGTACATCAAAGAAATCACCGGCGCAGCCATGAGCGTGCAAGAGGCTGAGCGCATCACAAAGTCAATGCCGAACATGGACATGTCTCCCACGGAATTCAAAAAGGCAATGAGCACCGTGGTCAGCCAACTTGAAGACCAAGTAGAACGAGCCGAGCGAATGATTGCCCAAGGCATATCACCGGTAACAAATGAGCCAATCAGCCGACCATCCGCGCCAATCAACCCGCTTCCAAACGTCACAAGCACGCCTGAGGTTGGCCAAGCGACATCTGCCCCTGGCGCAGCGGTCGCCGTCCCGCTCCCCGGCAACACCAATGACCCTCTAGATCTAGGTATTCGGGGTACTCAGTAATGGATATCAAACAAATCAGAGAGAAGTTTCCGCAATACGCCGACGTATCGGACGGGGACCTCCTGCTGGGCTTCCACAGAAAATTCTATAGCGACATGCCCATCAAGGACTTCATGTCTCGCGTAGACCCGGAGGATAAGGCGCGCTTTACGATCTCAGACAAAATGTGGGATTATTGGGAAAGCGAGGTCAGCAAAAAGCAAGAGGGCGAGTCAAGCGCAGAGCTGGAACAACGCCTATACGGGTCAATCGCGCCCGACGTTGGGAAGGCTGAGGGAATTACGCGCTCAGCCCTCCAAGGCGCAACATTTGGTTTTGGCGAAGAGCTTGGTGCTGCTGGTGCAGCAGCTCTTGGCAGCGCAATGGGTGAAGGCAGCTTCCCCGATATTTACCAGCAGGCCGTCGCAAACGAGCGCGAGAGGATGAAGCAGTTTTCGAAAGAAAACCCGCTAACATCTTTCGGCACTGAGTTGGCTGGCGGCCTTGCCACTGGCGGCTTGACAGGCGTTGGCAAAACTCTAGGTGGGGTTCTTACTAGGGGCGCAATTGGCGGCGGGCTGTACGGAGCTGGCGCTACTGATGGTGGTGTTGTCGAGCGTGCGAAAGGAGCGGCGGGCGGCGCGGCAATTGCGGCCCCTTTGAGCCTTGCCGGGCATTTAGTTGCCCCCAAGATTTCTGAAGGCGCGAAGAGGCTCCGCAAGATGGGCGTCCCATTAACGCCTGGGCAATATTTCGGCGGGTTCGCGCAATCAGTTGAACAAGCGGCAAAGCAAGTCCCTTTGGTCGGAGAGGTTCCACGCAAAGCTAGGGAACGCGCGATGAAGGAATTTACTCGCGTAACTATGGACGAGGCGTTAGCCCCTATAGGGAAAAAGCTTTCCGCAGACGCCAAAAAATACGGGCGTGAAGCGCTGCGCGAGGCCAGAGACCTAGTGTCTCAAAGCTACGACGACGTGGCCAGCAAAATTGGCTCTATATCATTCAGCCCAGGCATCCTTAACCGCACATCCAGAGCACTTGGCGCTCGCGCGGCAGCTGGACCAGGCGGCGCAATGCGGATTGTTAGTTACGACGCGTACCCAGCAATTGGCCCCCAGGGGGTTAAGACGCTTAAGCGGTACTTCGACAAAGTTCGACGCGACTTCGGACGCAACAGGGTCATGCCTGGAAGCGAATACAAAGCCCTAGACTCAGAGCTTCGCAAGGCGGCTATGAAATTCAGGGCGTCATCCGCTGTTGAAGAACAGTCAATTGGCGACGCCATCGACAAGCTGCGCCAGGAATTGTTTGACGAGGTTGTCCGCCAGGCTGGACCAGAAGTCGGGGACGCTTTGCGAAAGACAGACTTTGCGTATAAAATGATGGACCCGATCTCACGCGCTTTTGACTCAACAGTATCTGACGAGTTCTTCACCCCAGCGCGATTAGCAAGCAGCCTGAGAGCATCGAGCGCATCCCAAAAGCAGCAAACAGGCTTTAGGACCGGTCAGCAGCCAATGCAAAAGTTGATCGAGCAAGCCAAAGACGTTTTCGGGGAGAAAGAGTACAGCTCGGCTCGTGACTTCGCCCTTATCACGGGGCTTCTCGGAGGTCTAGGAGCCACGACAGGCGGGGCAGGCATCCTCGGGGCAGCCGCCGCTGTGCCAGCAATATACAGCAAGATTGGTAGCAACCTGCTAATCCCGACGGTTGAAGGCGTCGGCACAGGCGTCAGTCAGGCATTGAAGCGCACAGCAGCCCCCATTGGCGGACTGCTAGGCTCGTACATGGCGCAGCAGTAAAGACCAGAGGCAAGTAACCAATGACCATCTCAGCATACGACACCACAGCAGACAACAACGGCACGGCGCTTTCCGTCAACATCGCCGAAAACTGCGCGCCCGCCAATCTCAATAACGCAATCCGTGAAGTCATGGCAGACATTGCCACTGACCTTGCCCGCGCTAACGGCAGTCAAGACGGCTTGGCAACCGGCGTATCATTCGCATTGCCGCGCGGATTTATTGGCATGTGGAGTGGTGCTCTAGCATCCATCCCAGACGGATGGGCGCTCTGCGACGGCACGAATAGCACGCCGGACCTACGCGATAGGTTCGTGGTTTCCACTGGCACAACCTACACAGCAATTGGCGACAACGGCGGCGCCGACAGCGTGACATTGGCGGAAGCCAACATTCCGGAACACAGCCACGACAGCGGGACATTGGCCGGAACCGCGGAAAGCGCCGGGGCGCACACGCACAGCTACACCGATATATACCCAACGAATGCCAACAGCGAGAACGGAAACTACAACCAGCCACTTGGGTTTTCTTCGACCGCTACCTCAAGCAAAACAACGGGCTCAGCCGGCGCGCACACCCACACCGTAGACATCAACAGCGGCTCAACCGGCACCTACGGCGCGGCAACCCCAACCGCCATCGACAACCGCCCGGCCTACTACGCCTTGGCGTTCATTATGAAATTGTAAGGAGGCGTAGAAATGGCCCAGACAGACCGCACCAAAATCAGCGAATACAGCGCCACAGCCGACAGCAACATCAATATCGGCACCACAGTCGAAGACATCCGCCTTGGCGAGTACGGAACCGACCTAGACGCTGAAGCAGCCCGCCCGCAAGACGTAAACAACGCAATCCGCGAACTCATGTCCCATCTCAAGGACATGGACGTAGGCACGGAGCCTTTGACTTCACCGAGCCTTGGCGAGCCTACAGCCGATGTCGTAGGCCTAAACACCGCCTACACCGAAGACGGCAACGAGGCTGAAGGTAGCCTGTTCTGGAACTCGGACGAAGGAACGGCAGACCTAAAGCAGGCAAGCTCCATCCTTCAGGTTGGCCAAGAGATGCAAATCTATTGCCGCAACAACAGCGGCACGACTGCCATTCCTGATGGCACGCCGGTTTATGCCGTCGGAACTGTCGGAGCGTCTGGGCGAATTACAGTTGCACCTATGAACAACTCGTCAGGTGCAGCAATCGACCCAAAGCGGGTGCTTGGCGTTGCAACGCACAGCATTGCTGGCGGCGGCGATGGTATGGTGACAGCCTTCGGGAAAGTGCGCGGGCTCGATTTGTCTGCAACTGGGCTGGTTCCGGGTGGCTTGCCAAGTGACGGCGCTATTTTGTGGGTAGATGGCGGTGCAAATGCTGGCAAGTACACGACGACAATTCCAACCGCGCCTAACCTGAAAATTGCTATTGGGTACGTCATTAGCGCATCAGCGGGTGACGTATTTGTCAGAGCCAACGCTGGCATTGATTTGCATAACAACCACAGAGTTGAAGTCGCAAGCGTTGCCGATAATGATTTGCTTGCATGGAACGCGACGAATTCTCGATGGGAAAATCAATCTGCTTCAGACGCCGGACTCCAAGCCGTCCTCGCAGAAGGCGCATTCGTAGACGGCGACAAAACCAAGCTTGACGGCATTGAGACCAATGCCACAGCAGATCAGACGGCGTCAGAGATCAAAACTGCTTACGAGAGCAACAGCGATACAAACGCTTTCACGGATACGCTGCTGTCCAAGCTCAACGGCATCGAGGCTGGCGCAGACGTCACCGACGCCACAAACGTGGCAGCGGCTGGCGCAGTCATGGACGGCGACTACGCAAACAACACGTACCTAGTCGGCACAGCGACTCCCGGAACCTACACTCAAGTCACCGACAACAGCACCAACTGGAACACAGCTTACGACTGGGGCGACCACTCAACAGCCGGTTACATCACCAACGGATTGCAGGACGGTGGCCAGGTATCAACCGGCCTGTACTTCCAGGACAATGCAAACTTGCGTGTCGGCACGGGAACGGACCTGCAAATCAAATCCGACGGAACAGATGTTGAAGCGCTTCTAGGAAGCGGCTCAGACCTTAACATTCAAGCGTCTTCAACTGGATTTACATATCTAAGCAAGTCAGGGAACGCGTCCAGCGACACCCCAGTGGTTGGTGGAGCCAAAAATACGTATGGCCTAGCGGCAACAAACGGAGGCGGCGTAGGCTTTTCGTTCCTGTCCCCTAATGGGAACGGCGTCCTAACAGCCGCAGCAACAATTTATGCTAGGTATTCCGATGTCACGAACGGTTCAGAGGATACGCGCGTAGAAGTCCTCACAGAGGTGGCCGGAACGCCAACCACAGTCGCAACCTTCAGAGGGGACGCCGCATCCACCATCCCAGGCGATCTAAGCGTAACTGGAGCGCTGACGCAAGGCGGTAACGCCGTCCTCACAACCGCAGACGTAGACGATACTCCAGTAGACGGCGCAACTACGGCCCCAGTGTCTTCGAACTGGGCATACGATCACGAAAACTCTACTTCAGCTCACACAATCACGTCGATCTCCGGCCTCGGCGCGAACGTAGCCACCTTCTTAGGCACACCAAGCAGCGCAAACTTGGCGTCAGCCGTAACAGACGAAACAGGTTCAGGCGCTCTAGTGTTCGGCACTGCTCCCACCCTGTCTCAGGTTCATGACGATTCCACAATCAGTTACAACGGCACTGACTACGGCATTGGGTATCGAAGCATCCCAACCGTATCACCGACTGGAGCAGTCACGGCATCTGCCGCACACAACGGTAAATGTATCACTACGGACGATACGGTAACTGTTCCTAGCACGCTTGCAGTCGGCACGGTCATTTCAGTGTGGGTAAACTCCGCCAGCACAATCTCAATCGCAAAAAGCGGCGGCACAATGTACCTAAATGGGACTAGCGTTACGTCCGTGACTGCCGCAGCATACGGGATTGCGACCATCTATTTCCCGTCGTCAAGTACGATGGTGGTGACAGGAAACGTAAGCTAATGAGCGGCATCCATCACATGCTGTTGAGTACAACTTCTGCCGTCACCTTAACGGTAGAGTATGTTGTTGTCGGCGGTGGTGCATCCGGTGGTGGATATATCGGTGGCGGAGGCGGTGCTGGTGCTTATCGGTCATCCACACTGGAGGTAGTAGCCGGGACCGCATATAACGTTGAAATTGGCCTTGGTGGCGCAGCAGTTGCTGGAAACGTACAAGGCAATAGCGGCTCTCCATCGACCTTTGCGTCTATTACCGCCGCAGGAGGTGGTTACGGGGGTAATTATACCTCTGCTGGCGGAAACGGAGGCTCAGGCGGCGGTGGTGGTGGCGGTAATTCTGCCGCAGGCGGCACCGCGTCTAATGCTTCATATGGGAATAACGGCGGATCTGGAAGCCCAACCGCTACAGGCGCCAACGTTGTTGCGTCTGGTGGTGGTGGTGGATCAGGCAGCGCTGGCGCGAATGCTGCCAACGGATCGCTTGGTGTCGGAGGAAGTGGAACCACGGCATCTGGTTTCGGAACATACGATGCAACCTACGCTGCTGGCGGCGAGGGCGCCACCTACATAGCGGAAGGTGCGACAAATGAGCCTGCGGAAGCAGCTAACACAGGCAACGGAGGTGATGGTGCTTATATCGACAACACGTCCCCCAGCCTTGCCTCTGGTGCCGGAGGGTCTGGAGTTATTTTGTTGAAGGTACCTGACACTTTTACAGTTTCTGTCAGTGCGGGAGTTACAATCAGCGGTGAGTTCGGCGTGGCTGGGTATAATGTCTACCGCATCACCGCAGCGAGCAACGGTGAAACGATTTCATTTGAAAGTGTGTGATGATCTATCTAGCAAGAATAGAGCAGGGCGTTGTCTCCCAAATAACCTTCGGTGAGGCACCAACTCAAGTGTCTGACCCGGATTGGGTTGAGTTCAGCCCTAACGCTTGGGGCGGCAAGTACCTAGACGACACTGATGGAACTCCGATGCGTTATAACACTCCAGGATTTGGGTACACTTATGATGCCGACAGAGACGCGTTTATTCCGCCGCAGCCTTTCGCAAGTTGGGTTATCAACGAAGTGACGTGTTTGTGGGAAGCACCTATCCCAAATCCGTTAGATGGTATTGGAGCGATATGGGATGAAGATAGCACTTCATGGAAGCTGATTGCCTAGCCGTTTATTCACGTGGCGTATAAGGCAATAGAAAAGGTTGACCAATGCCGGAAGAAAGAATGACCGAGGACGAAATCAAGAGCATAGCCCAAAGCGCGGCTCGCGAAGCAGTGCGCGAGATGATGCGTGAATTCGGCCTGCATGACGAAGACGCGCCTCAGGACATCCACGAGCTGCGCAACCTACTGGGCTCATGGCGAATAGCTAAAAAGACGATCTTTCAAACCATCGTTCGGGCTACAACCACCTTCGCTCTAGGTGCGCTTGCTCTAGGTGCCTGGCTGAAAATTAAGGGCATGAAATGACCAGTGAAGCACCGCTGTGGCTAGAAATCGCCATCGATGAATTGGGGCAAACCGAAATCGAAGGCCCGCACCATAACCCGCGCATCCTGGCTTACCACCAGGCAACCAGCCTCAAGGCCGCAGATGATGAGACACCGTGGTGCGCAGCGTTTGTTAATTGGTGTCTGAGTGAGGCGCGCATAGTCGGCACGAACAAGGCCAACGCGCGATCGTTCCTAAATTGGGGGCAGGCCATTGCCATAGGCAAAATGCGCCACGGAGATATCGTGATTTTCGAGCGCAACACCATAGACTTAGCGCGTCATGACACTAGGATCGAAAACCTAGAGGCAACATCGCAGCAGCAGGCCGTTACCCTTGCCAGGATCGACGAGAACGTCCAGGCCCTTAAGCTGTTGATGGAAAGACGCCTGCCGTAAATGGGCCGTAGAAACCTACAGATCGCCACAGCGGGCGAGCTTCTAACCGCAAGCCTGCTGGAATCTGTCGGCCTTCCTTGCCATATCGTGCGCCGTGACGGTTATGACCTATTGGCTGAGGGCGAAAGCCGCGCCATCAGGATAGAAGTCAAAACAGCGTGCAGCACAGGAACCATGCAACATTCTTCGAACACCTACGCATGGTTCAGAAACGGCAGGGGCAAGGGTGCCGTGCCGGACATCTACGCCTTCGTTTATTGGCCGTCACGCAAGATAATTTTCGATGTAGACTTCAAAGTAAAAACCAGGGCGTTCAAGCCTCAGGATTTCACAGACAAAAGAGAGATGGAGAGCCTAGTGTACGCCCTCAGTCTCTTTGGCTGCGCCCCTAGCCGCATATCTCTTCAAAAACCCGGTTGTGAGCCAATATTTGCCGAAGCGTCTCGTCAGTATCAAGCGATGACCCAACAATCGGCTCAAACGCCAGACAAGCGCTAGTCCCTAAGCTCGCCTCGCCGCCGCAGCTCATCCCGCAGCTCGTCACTAGAAGCACGGGCAACAGTGCGGCGAATAACCTTGCTTTTCTCCGCATCTTTCAGCGCCTTTGTTTTTTGCCGGTCCTTAACGACGTAAGCGCCCAGGGCATAAGCCGCGAGCGCTTGCGTGATTGCCGAAAAAATCGACAAGACCTTAGAAATGATCCCGAACATTATCCGAGCTTTTTGCTTGCCATCACACGTCCGGCGATAGCCATCACGCCGCCAGCAGCGGCCACCACAGACAGGATAATGTCAACCAAATCAGCCTGCTGGCCTTCGCTGATTGTGTACCCGAACGCCTGAGCAATCACGGCGATCACAACCACCAGGCCGCCCCAGATAGTCTTAGATTGCCACCAAGCTTTGCTATCGTTTTCCATCGTATCTACCTTTCATTGCGCCCGACGAATCGAGACAATACGAGATTTTTCGTAAAGAGCGACAGAAACAGCGTCACCCTGGTTGCCTCCAAGAAGCATGACGTTATCACGGTTTTCGCCCAGCCAAAAGCCGACGTGGCCCTGCCAAGGCTTTGTGCCTCTAGACAGCACAACCACATCACCTACGGACGGCGTAGAAACCTTGCTGCCCCAGGCTTCAAAACTGCGCGCGGCAGCAGAGTTTGTCCCAGCAACGCCAGCGACTTCTAGGCACCAATTGACAAAAGCCGCACACCACGGCGTCTCATCGTCAGTAGCCTTAAGTCTGGTCGCCTGATGGTATGCCACAATGCGTGGGTTGTTAGCCTCGCCAGCGATTTCTCGCTGGCCAAGCTGATCCAACGCAACGTGCATGTGCATCGGTGCATTAATCAAAATTCGTCATCCTCATCATCTTGAGCGGCAGGGGCCGGAGCGGCTGCGGCAGCTGCGGGAGCCGCAGCGGGGGCGGCAGGCTTGAAGTTGGATTCAGCCAAGTCACTGCGATCTTCAGCGGCAACGTCCGACTTAAGAACCCATTCTTTAACAGCCAGAGTTGGAACGGCAAACGGAGTCTTGCCACCCTGCTCTACCGTCACGCCTTCCCAGACAACCAGAGGCAGGTGGTCTGACGACGGACGGTTGGAGAATGCATCACCCAAGGAAAGCAGCGCCTTCGTAGAGCCAGCGCCAGCCTGCTCCCAAACAGCCTTGTTGCCTTTCTTCGTGTAGACCACGGCAGAGAAGCCCATCTTCCAGGTATCATCACCAATCGGATCGGGTCGCTTTACGCTCTCGCTTGGAGACGGCCACCACTCCCAACGCGGGGCAACACCCTTCATCCCGGTTGACAGTTGCCAGCCGATCTTCAGTGTGTCTAGGGCGATAATGACTCCAGACTTCATCGCCTTGAATTCTTTCTCGCCTTCAGAGTCTCGTAGACTAAACGAGCGAGACGGGACCAATACATTGCCCGCAAAGTCCATCTTCTCGCGAGCGCACCAACGCACCCAAGGGCCAGTCTGGCCAGAGCCAACAGCGGACGTGTCAAAAAAAGACATAGGTAAACCTTTCAACCTTCATGTTATATTCACATGCCGTATAGTTCAGCACGAGGCCCTTCTAGCCCGCCCCAAAACGGATGTCCAGGATTAAATGGAACCACGGCGGCTAATTCTTCCTTTTCCCCCATCGACAAGAACCGCTCCAAGCGCTTGGTCTGCAATTTGACGTAGTTCAGGATGTCACCAACGTCACCATCTTCGCGCAGCTCTGTCTTCTTCGGCGTCACATACAAAAACTTAACCGCGTGGTTCTTCATAGCCTTCGCATAGATCGCTCGCTGCACCTGATGTTCCATGCTTTGAGTTCCTGGCATTCTAGCAGTTGTCTTCAGGTCTATGACCAGGCCATGCTTCGGGTAGTACAAATCGAGATATCCGATAAACGGAACAGTCCACTCATCGGTCCTGCACTTCAACTCAATTCTGTTTTGCCCGCCTTGCTCAGGAAACTCAGGCTCCCCGTACTCCTTCAAGTTCTGGACAGCCAGCTCGGTCATCGGGCCGATATTACCTAGTTCCTTCGTCACCTTTTCATCACCGAGGATAAAGCGCTGTTTAAACTGCCTGTGCGCCAGCCTCACCGATTCCTCAACGCTATCGCCCTTCAATACACGCACGACCGCATCCTCTACGCAGCACCCGCGCCAGGCGGCTGGCGACATTGGGCCGCGTTTCTTGAATAACTTCTCAATCACGAAGATGTCAGGGGCGCTAACCCATAGATTTAGGGTGGAGGGGGACAGGTGTATGTCTTTGTTTTTGTTAGAAACAAATGCGTACTTATGCTTTTCAAAACCGTTCACTTTTGGACCTCATTAGTTTAAGCCATTCCGCCATAGGCAGCACAATAAGCCAATCTTTCCTATCAGCCTTCAGCGCCAAAAATTCAGTTGCTTCGTCGTGCTCAAGCAGCCTGTACAAGGTCTTAAAGCCATCGGCTCTAACCTTACATTCGCCTACCACGCCCTCAACCTTTACATCGCCTTCGTAGGAACCCTTAGCGGCCCCAGAAAGCGGAATGCGCTCAGCGTCCAGGCCGGCCTCTCTTGATTTTGAAACGAAATCGCGTTCACCGCGATCACCTTTTTGTTTGGACCTGCTAGGCAACTTCTCCGCCCCCATCTTCTACGAAATCATTCGCGGTCACGGCATTGCCTGTGGCCAGGGATATTCTCGCCATTGTCGGCCATCGCGGCCTGGCGTGCCCATCGACCCAGCGCGAAACAGTCGCTTGGGTGACTCCAATTTTCTTGGCAAATGCGGACTGCGAAAGCCCGTTCGCATCCAGATAGTCTTGCAGTTTCACCGTTGACCCCACTTACATTTAATGTATGCTTCACGCTCTTTTAACAGCAACAGGAGAGATAGGCAAATGCACTATACAGAAATTGTGAGAGCAATTTGCGGCAGCGACAGAGAGCCACCAAGGGACCAAGACGGATGGTGGCGCAATCACTTCATCGCGTACAAGACGCGGTACGGGTTGCTGCTGGACAGTTGCGGGGCATGGCCGAAAGAGCGCCCAGGTCAAACTCAGGTCCAATTGCGCCCATCCGAAAAATCAAACGCCCCGAAGATCGACATTGTGTCCGGCGGCCACTTAATCACCATCCACCCATGCCCGGAGACAAAGGTTCTTTGGGAGGCATTAGAAAAGGTTTTCGATCAATGAAAGAAACAAGCGAGGCGACGTTACGTCAAAAAGTCCTTGAGGCCGCTAGGCAGGCTACCGTAGATCGGGAAGGCGCTTATAGCGACCCTACGCAAATGCTAGACCACATCGCGGAAATGTGGAGCGCTTACTTAGGGCATTCTATCGAGGCTTGCGACGTGTCTTGTATGATGGTCATGTTAAAGATTGCCAGGATTAAGGCAAAGCCCGACCACGAAGATAGCTGGGTTGACATCGCTGGTTACGCAGCCATCGGAGCGGAGGCTTCGCTGTGATGTCAATCCGCAAGAACCAGCCCTGGAAGGAGTGCCTAGACGAGCGCGGCAGCAGTCTGCACATCGTCACGGGTCGCGTAGAAACCCAAGACGGCATTTTCTACCACACCGCTTGCGGTCAGACCTTAGAGCGCAACAACATCCCAGACACAGGAAGCTGCATCCGCACGTCCCGTTGCCGCCTTTGCTCCATAGGCGTTGACGCTGGAGTTGTTGATGAGATGGTGACCGCCGTCCTCGGTATTGACGGATACCATGTGAGCGGAATCAGCTACGACGCCCTAGCAGCGATAAGGGAGCGGTACGGCGAAAAGAGTAGGACGCTAAGAGCTATGGTGGAAAAAGAGCTTGCCGCACGCAGGGGGGAACACAATGCACCCAAATAAAGATGTTATAAAACAATACCTTAGCGACCTAACGGCCCCGCAAGGCGACCTAGACGCCTGCTGGGAAATCAGGTTCATCCCTCCTGATCGAGAGCCTGGAAAACCGCCATACTCTATCTTCAAGGCAGACCCCACAACCGCCATCGACGAAATAGCCCAGTCCAACGAATACGGATACAACGTTTACGTTGGCATCAACCCTAGAAAGCCGGATGCTAAGTCCGGCACAGCGTCCGACGTACTTTGTGCGCTATGGCATGTGGCCGATTGTGACGACAAGTTGTCATCTGACAACCTGGCGGCAATCGTCAGCGAGGACGAGTACCTAGTCCCAGAAATGGTAGTCACGACCGGCACAGAGCCTGAAACGCGCCTACACGCCTATTGGCGACTGGAAGACCCTTCTTACAACATGGCGGCCTGGTCCGACATCCAGAAAGGCATTGCGATCACTGTCGGCTCAGACGACAAGATCATTGACCCGCCAAGGATTATGCGCTTGGCCGGGACCATCAGCCACCCCAGCACAACCAAGGCGTCTAGGGGGTACAAGCCAGAGGTCACGACCTACGAGAGGAACAGCAGCTCGGACGCAATCGCGGCTCAAGAATTCCAGTCGCTATTTGGCTTCGACCTTACGGCAAAACCGGATGCAGAGCCTAGCGACAGCTTTTTTGCCGAAATGCACGAAGGCAGGACATCCAAGGAAGTCTACGACCTGTTGCAGGCTTCTAGGCAATCTGGCGAATGGTATTTCAACATGCGCTCGGCGGTCTCAAGCCTGATCGGCAAGGGGTTCAGCGACGGCGAGATCCGAATGATCGTCGGGCCGTACTGCGACGGCGGGTTTGCAGACAAAGACCTAGACCCGTTCTTGCATGACATGCGACGCGACTGGAACATGCCAAGCCCTAAAGACAGGACGGAAAGCAGGGCCGAGGTCGCGGATATCCACTGGGGGCCGACTATCAAGCCCGCCCTCGATCACAATGACTTCGTGAAGGGGGTAATCTCCGAAGGCGCTCTTTCGCTAGTCTATGGTCCATCCAACGTAGGCAAGACCTTCTTCGTTGCCGATATTGCTATGCACGTCGCGGCAGGCATGCAATGGAGAGACAGACGAATCAATGGTGGCGCTGTGATCTATATCGCTATGGAGGGTATGGCTGGCATCAGCAACCGCGTTGTTGCGTGGCGCAATCATTATCGCCAGCCACTAGAGAACTTCGGCCTGCTGCCAGCGACATATGACCTATGCAAGAGCGAGACTGACCCGGAGCGTTTGCTTATGAAGGTTCAGGAGGCCCAGGAAGCGATCCAGCAGCCCATCAAGCTGATTGTGATCGACACCCTTGCCAGAGCAATGGCTGGCGGCTCAGAGAACGCCGGAGAAGATATGGGACTACTCATTAGGCACTGCGACATGCTGCGGAACGAGACGGGCGCACACGTCCTCCTAGTTCACCACAGCGGCAAGTCTGCGGAGCAAGGCGCTAGGGGCCACAGCTCGCTTAGGGCTGCGGTGGACACGGAGATCGAGCTGAGCAAAGACGAGGACGGCCCGGCTGTTGCAATCGTCAGAAAGCAGCGAGACATGGAGATCAACGGCTACTGGCCATTCGCCCTGGAGCCTGTCGTTCTGGGCGTTGACCAAGAAGGCAACGAAGTCACAAGCTGCATCGTCGTCCCGGTAGACCAGTCAGAAATGCCGCAAAAGAAAAGGAAGCTTAGCAAGGATGCCCAGACACTGGAGGATGCCTTCGAAGAGGTCAGGACAGCAGCGCCACTCAAACGTGGAGTCTACGACGCCGCCAGCCTGCCCGAAACCCGCATCGCCTTTGAGCGCAAAATCAGAGGCAGCGTCCAAACCAAAAGCGCAGCCTGGGCAAAGGCCAGCAGAGAACTAGAAGACAGGTACGCTAGAGACGGTGATGTTCTAGTAAGAAGGTCAGCCCCATTCGAAATGGCAACAGATGAGTATTGACAGCCAGGCAACCCTATGACACAGTAGCAAGGTGTCCTCCGTAGGGACATGTTTCCTACTGTGTTGCTCCGGTCTCAAGCATGGCTGTTGAGCAAACTAAAGCCGCCCTAGGTTAAACTGGGGCGGCTTCTTTTTTGCCTAAATCGCAGAGGAGTCTAGAACGGCACCTGGGGCGGGAGACTCAAGCCGCAGGAGTAACAGCGAATCCATCCCTACCCTAGGCGCAAGTGTCAGCAAAAGCTGACAGCAGAACAAGCGGAACACATTGAATAACGTAGTTCACAGTAGCGCGCGAACCGCATGGACCCTTAGGGGAATGCGTGTTCGTCGCAAGCGCTAAACTGTTGTGGTAACATTGGGTATTGCGTTAATTGCCGTAACAACCAAGCAACCTAAACCCTTCTCCTTTATATAAAATCAGGCTGAAAAGGGTGTCAATAGCAGTTGAGAGATATCCCCGAAAAACGTACAAAAATACCAATCAAAGGTTGTAAGACAGCCAAAGATTCGCAAAAAGCCAAGACAATGAGACCCCGTAGAATCCAACACAATGCGGCGGTTAAGGCAGTCAAATCAACCACAACAACCACAACAACCAAGCAACCCACAACAACCCGCCCGCCGCAAACTCCCCTGCGCGCACTCCGTGACGCGCATGCCGCACTGCCGGATCAATATTACCATGACAATAGAAATGCACCATTGGCCTCGCCCCTCCCTTCGGGAGTCCGGGGCGAGCCAAGGTGCAACTGAGCGAGACAGCCTAAAAACGTGATGCAATACAACAATTGTATGGACATGTGCGCAACCTTGTGCCAAACATCAAAACATCAAAACAGCACAGCAACAAGGAAACCCAAGAAATGAAACCACAGACCATCAACGCAATCATGAGCCTGATCCCCCGTAGATTCCACCCAGTGCAGCGCGATTGGACCCTGCATTCGCGCGTTGTAACCGGCAATCCCCGCGTTGCTCGCATCTGGATACACCGCACCCCCAAGCAGATCGGCAATGCGTGGCGCATTGTTGTTCGCGATAGCGCTGGCAAGGCGGTTTACGGCAACTGGGGAAACTGGGAAGACGTGTTGGCGCGGGAGGAAGCATTGCTTGCCCGCCTGGGGGAGTAGCGCGCATGACCCTAGCAGAAGCTTTAAAGAGGGCTAAGGCAACCAGCCCTCACTCACACATCCACCACGACTCCTGGCCTGTAGATAATTACGTAGTCCCAGGCCCAGGCAACACGGTTGTCATGGCAGACAGCAGCAAGCCAGTTTCGGCGGCCAGCATCGACGCCGCCCAAACCCCAAACTTCTATGTGCGCATGGCGGCAAGGAAGAAGTCATGAGAATCAACAAAATCTCAGCGCACCCCTTCTGGTCAGGACAGCAAGACCTTTTGACCATCGGCGACATCGACGAAGTTGCTGTAGAATTCAGCAGAGACGCAGCCACGGGAGTTACGCAGGTAAGCGTCTACGTAACCAACGCAGGTCACCCAGAGTTAGACTTCGAAAAGCATTGGCCAATCAGTCCAGAGCAGTTCGTTGAGATCGGCGAGCGGCTAAGGCATATGGGCAGCAAAAAGCGCAAGGCAACCGCGCCAGAATTCCAGCAGAAAGAGGCGTCCAACAGCCAGCGCGTCAGCCGCCTAGCTGCGGAGTTGGCGCGGCAGGTGGAAGAACAGGAAGCACGAAGAAGTCGCAAAGGCCCTAGGCGGCCAGTTGGAAGACCAAGAAAAGAAAAGAAGGATTAGAGCAATGAGCAAACAACCAACCGTGTACGGAAAAGGCCCTGACCTTCTATCGACTGTAGAGGTCACGGTAGGCGTAGACTATCCGGACGTTCGGATTGTTTTGAAAAGCACGCGGGACGGCAATGTGGCGTGCTTGTTGCACCCTACTGCCGCGCGGCTTATCGCTGGCCAGTTGAATGCGGTAGCACTGCAAGTTGAGATGGCAAATGAGAAGAAGGGGGTTAAGGGATGACGATAGAGAAGACATGGAACGCTGGCGAGGTTGTGAGTCTGGCGGTTGATTTGCAAGGCGAATCGGTCGCTATCATAGCCGACACCATCGACAGCGAAGGCGTCCTGGGGCCACTAGAATACCTGGAATTCCCGGCGAGCATGCTGCCAGGGTTGATTACGCAGTTGTTGGATGCTCAAGCTGCGGGGGAGCCTAAAGAGAAGGAGGCGTTCTAAATGGAGATGACTCAGAAAGAGCTAACAGAAATTTTGGCTGACCATAGCCTATGGCTCAAAGGGCACGGGGGAAAACTAGCGAACCTGATTGACTCGGACCTGTCTAAAGCGAACCTAGACGGCGCGAACCTGGTCAAAGCAAACCTGGAAGGCGCTACCTTGACCGGTGCTGACTTGCGCGGTGCTAAGTTGGCCAATGCGAACCTGATCGGTGCCGACCTGACCAACGCGAACCTGGTAGGTGCTGACTTGACCGGCGCTAGACTAGCAGGCGCGTATCTGCACGGCGCGAAACTGGAAGGCGCGCTTGTGGGAGATGGAGTTGAACGCAAATGACAATTGAGGCAAAGGTGGCTGCGCTTTATGTAGAAAACGGCGGGTGCTATTTCGGCATCGATGGCGTTGAACCGTGGGATAAAGAGCGGGACGCTAGGCTTTACGGCGGCCCTTATCCTGTAGTTGCGCATCCACCTTGCAATCTTTGGACGCGGTTTGCTCATGTGAACTACGCTAGATGGGGTGGTGAACATAACCGCCCAGGGAATGACGGCGGATGTTTCAGCCATGCTCTCAAAACGGTGCGGCAGTTCGGGGGCGTGTTAGAGCACCCAGCATTTTCGGACGCTTGGAAAGAGTATCACCTAAAGCGGCCCGAAGGCTTAGGCTGGATAAACGTCAAGGATGGAGAGTGGGTCTGTGAGGTTTGGCAATCGGCCTATGGCCACAAGGCTAGAAAAAGGACGTGGCTTTTGTACTGCGGCGGCGCACAGCCGCCAGAACTAGAATGGAGCCGCCCAGAAGGGACGCATCAGATAGGTTTTCACGATCAACGGGGCAAAGCCAGGAACAAGCCGACAGTCAGCGGCAAAGCGGCAAGCGCTACACCGATCAAGTTTCGGGATGCGCTGATATATATGGCAAGAAATTCAAACAAGGATGCAGGAACAAATGACAATTGAGGCAAAAGTAGTGGCTCATAGCAGCCACCCAGGCAGTCCAGACCTGATAACTCTGCAATTGCGGTATCCTAGGCTTATTCACGCTGAGTTTATGACGCATAGGGTGTTTAGTCGTAATGCGAGCAGCAGCCGGGCGGTTCCGGTGAATAAGATGATCAAGGACGTTCTCGACGACCCTGCTATTCCGTCAGAATGGGGCAGTAATCAACCAGGAATGCAGGCTGGGGTAGAGGTCAAGGACGCCGGGCAAGCAAAGGAGATTTGGCTTGCTGCTAGAGATGCTGCGGTGAACTACGCAAAAGAAGCCGCTGGCGTTGGGCTTCATAAACAAATCGTAAACCGGCTTCTGGAGCCATTTTCGCACATTAGCGTCGTTTGCACGGCAACGGATTGGGACGGCTTCTTCACCCTTAGAGACCATCCAGACGCTGATCCGACCATCCGCGAGCTTGCCGTGGCAATGAAGGCGGCCATTGCCGCTTCAAAGCCTGTCGCTCTGCTGGAAGGCGAATGGCATGTCCCCTACGCTGATTTTGTTTTGCCTGTCTCTGGCACTGCTAGGGTAGATTGTTCTGCCGCCCGGTGCGCACGGGTTTCTTATTTGAATCATGATGGATCGGGGCCGTTGCCGATCAAGGATTTTCGGTTGAAGAATAGGTTGTTGGCGGATCGGCACATGAGCCCGTTCGAACATCAAGCGACGCCTAGGCCGGGGGAGCGGCACGCCAATCTGAACGGCTGGAAGTCTTATCGTAGTGTTTTGGAGGAAAGCAAATGACGCAGCTACTGACTGACAAGCAGATTCGGAGGCTCGCTCGCAAGGGAATGATCAAGCCGTTTCATGAAGAAGAATACGGTTTTGCGCCGCTTAGCGCTGGCGTGACAAGCCTGGGCTATGATGCAAGGCTAGGTTATGAATTTAAGCAGTTTACGATCATGGGCGTGCAGACGATAGACCCAACAAATGTGAGCCATGAAGACTTTCACGAGGAAACACTCTATAACGATCTGTATTGCTTAGACCCTGGATCGTTCGTACTGGCTCACACAATCGAGTATTTCCGGATGCCTGAGAATGTAGGCGCTGTTTGTCATGGCAAATCGACCTATGCCCGCTGTGGCATTCACGTCAACGTCACTCCCCTAGAGCCTGGATGGGAAGGGCAAGTGACGCTGGAGATTTTCAATCAAAGTCCAAGGACCGTTCTTTTGCATCCAGGTCGCGGAATCTGTCAATTTCAGTTTTTTGCTGTTAACGAGCGTCCAGAGATCACTTACCGCGATAAAGGTGGGAAATATCAGGGGCAAACGGGGGTGACGCATGGGCGGTAGTAGATACAAAGTG